GATATTTTTCAAGTAAATGACCTAATAAGTTAGTAGGCTTACCAGATATAGAAGGATAATTAGGTTGAACTAATCCAGAGTATAAATGGTTTTGTACTTTTCTATCTAATTTAAGATTTCCTAAGTTACCTTCTGATAATGTGTTATATACACTATCCATATATTGATTAGCTGCATGTTGCTGCTGTTGTTTCTTTTGCTGTTGTTCTGCTAATTGATGCGCAACAATATTTTCTTGCATTTTATCAAGCTTAGGTTTAAATTGATAAGCTTTCTTTTCCAATCTATCAAGATCTTGCCAATCTTGTATTTCAGCTTCAATTTCTTCGGCAGTACCAAATTTAGTTGCTCTTAAATATTGTCTTGCAATTTCTGCTTGATGATTTTCATTTTCAGGATCTAAATCTATTATTTCTTCTACTTGAGATAAAGTTCTAAATAATCCTTTCATATCAGTACCACCATCTGCAACATATTTTGCAGCTACTTGAAGTTCTTCAGGAAGAGAATTAAAAAACTCTTTTGGAGTATCTTGTCTTATCTTAGCTTCTTTTTCTTGGAAGTTAGCTTCAAACAATTCTCTAAAATCTTTAGTAGAATAATCTTCTAAAGGTTTTTCATCATCAAATCCAAAAAGAGTTCCCTCTTCAATCATTTTATTAGCTAAATCAACTAAAGCACTTTTATCAGTTTTAGGCCTACCTGTCTTAGCTTCACCTGTTTCTTCTTCAGTAATTGCATCATCTAATTCAGCTAATGCTTCTTCTACTACAGAATCAGGAGTAGATTCAATTTTTTCCTGCGCAGTCATTTCCTTTTCAGGAGTTTCAGTTGTAGTCTCAGTCTTGTCAATGAACGTTATGTCAGTCTCTTCTGGTCTAGAGAAGAGATTTGATTTTTTTTCTTCTGGTTCAACTTCATCTGCTGGTAGCATTACACTTTCAGCACCTGGTTGTCCAAACATTTCATCTAAATCTACATTTACTTCTTCTACCGTTGTAGAGTCTTGTACTTGAGTTTCCTCATTTAATTCTTCTGTCATGTGTCAGTTTTGTTGGTTATTACTTTAATATACTAAATTAAATCTTAAAAATTTAAAATTACTTACAAACTTTTATTAAAAATTTTACATTATATAGCTAAAATAATTATTTATCATATTTATTTTTATTTTCTCTAGCTATTTCTAATTGTTTACCTGCTATTTCTTTTTGGGCTTGTATTTTTTCTCTTTCAATTTGATCTTTTTGATTTTGAATATTCATTCTATTAATTTCTTTTTCCTCTTGAAGATTAGTTTGCTTATTATACTGCTCGCTTTTTTCTATTCTATCCATAGCATCAACAAAATCAGATTGCATATTTTGATTAACATCTGAACCAGAACCATATCCTGCAGCTCTTATTTCTGCTACTAAGATATCTCTCTGTCTATTTTTTTCATTTTCTTGATTCTCATTATCTATAGCCATCTTTTGAGCCTGCTGTTGAGCTTGCTGAGCTTGTTGTTGCATTTCTTGCTGAGCTTGCATTTCTTGTTGTTTTTGAGCTTGTTGTTTTTGCTCTGAATCTTTCATTGCATTATTTAACTCAGCAATAGAATTAGATTGAACAACTTTTCCAAGATCATAAATACTAGCGCCTGTAGTATTATTTTGGAGAGCCATTTGCTTTAATTGTTCTAATACAGCTCTGTGATTAGCAGTAGTTGTAGCAAATAAATTTAAATCTCTCATTAAAAGATCTGTACCATTAATTTCAAAATTAACCTTTTCATCTGCTGAAGTCATATAAGTTAATCTTGTAGATGGTTTAGTGCTATGATAATACTGAGCTAAATCTGTTCTCATTTGATGAACTCTAGGCATTAAATAATCAGAATGCTGAATAAAATATGTTTCTGTTTGAGCATAAGATGCATTAACTGCCTGTTCTACACCAGTAGCAGTTTGCTGAGATATTTGTTGACCCATTCTTTGTGGATTAACACCTATAACTTCATAAGCTTGTTGCTTAAAATAATTAGATAGTTGAATCCTAGACATAAGTCTATTAGTCTGATCTAAATCAAGTTTTTGAAAATGATTGAAGTTTAATGCATTTTCTGTATTTGTAATAGAAGTATCTAGTGGTAAAATGCTAAAGTCTTTCATAGCTACATAAGCTTTAGCTAAATTACCTTTTCCCCAATCTTCTCCTAATGAATGTTGAGGTAATGTATTTTGATCAATCATTACTACAGTACCAAGTTCATCTACTAAAATATCTGCCATTTGATTGTTTACAATATTATAACCTATTTGAAAAGGTTTCATTAAATCAATAAGGGCAGTAGATTTAGTATTTCTATCGGAGAAAACAGAACCCTCAACAGGAAGTTTACAACCATATAAATTATTATCTCCTTTAAATTGAAACTTTAAAGGACCTACTTTCTTTTTATCTATACCAATATACATAGGAGAAAAGCCATCTGGATTATTCATACCCCAATAACTAGGAATATTTGGTCCTATCTTAATACCACCCCAAACTTCATTAATCCATATCCAATCTATATGTTCTCCATATAAAAGATTATCTTTACTTTTTCGTTTAAACAATCTATTATCATAAATTGGTTTAGTGGTAATCTTGTAATCTTCAGTTACAATTTCATTTATAACTTCACTTGTTTCATCTATTTTAGTAAGATGTCCTAATTTTCTTTGAGATTTCCAATAACATGTTGTTACTCTAAGTAAATAATTTGTATTAGGATCTGTATTTTCTTGTCCTTCAGAAAGTATTCTAGAAACAATATCATCACCATCAGTTCCATCTAAACCATTCATACCCATAAAACTTGTATATTGTCTCATAGCTAGCGAAGGTCTATTAGTATTCCATTCATGAGATTTAGAAGCATCATAAAAGGAACCATCATTTTGATAACCACCTATTGAATATCCAGCAGCTCTAATTGGATACGTAGATTCTAATGCTTCAAGTTGCTTTTCTGTCATCAAGTAACCATAACTATCAATAACATCAGATGGAGTTAACATATCAATTTTACCTACCCATTGACCTTCTGATATATATCTAGCATCAGGTGATTTATGGTAAAAACTTACTACTGGATTCCAAAGTTCAATGTTATAATCATCTTCCATCATTTTCATATGCCAAAACTCTCTGTCTGTAATAAGCATATCTCTAAAAGCTCTTTCTTCTAACTCTTCAATTCTAAATCTCTCAACGTCTACTTGATGTTGATGATCAGCCCATTGTTCAACCATAGATCTATAGTCTTTCTTAAAAAACTGTTCTATTTCTGGTAATGTCTTAAGTTTATCTGGACTTAAAGATTGTTGTGCTTCTGGTGAATTAGGATCAAGTCCCTGTTCTAATAAAGCTGCAGTTACTTGAACTTTAGCTTGAGTTAAAAGAACTTCTTCAACTTGAACTCTTTTTTGCTCTAACATCTCATTATATGAATGTTCATCTACAGCTCTATACATTAACTTTGTAGATCTTTTTGCAAACTCTGCTGTAAGTACATTAATTACATTAGGTATGATAGGATAAAATTTTAACTCTAAAGCCATATCATTTTGACTTTCAGTTAACATACTTACTATATCTCTACTTTCATTATCTTCTTCAACTATATAATCCGATCTATCAATAATACCTTTTGCAAGTTTGTAGTTTTTCATTAATCTTCTTGCATTTATACGTATTTGCTTAAGCCCTTCCCACTCCAACCAGTCTAAGTTCCATGCAGCCCATTCTTCATTTTTTTTCTTTTTTGGTAAAAATTGTAAAGGTTGAGTAATGGTACCAACTTTATTTCTTTCAGATTTTGCTCCTTTTTTTAACTGAAGTGCATTATATACTTGCATAGTTATTATTTAATATTTTTAAAAGCAGACTTTTTAAACCCTCTACCTCTTGATGTTTTATTTCTACCCATATGTCTAAACGGACTACTATTTAATTTAAACAAATTTTCCGACTTTTGCAACTTTTTAGCTGCGTCATCTCTAATGATCTGTTTAGTATAACCCCTATTAGATTCTTGAATTCTCATAAAAGATACAAGTGCTACAAATGATACTAATCTATCTACGTTAACTCCATCTGCATATTCTTGCATTTCTTTTATAAGCATGGGATCTGGAATTCTTTCTATTCCATATGTAGTTCTAACTACAGTACCATCTGGTTTTGTTTCTTGATCTAGTTCTTCTCTTATAAACTCTATCCCATAACTTAACAAATGTGACTTAAATAAAGTACCTGTATTTTTCCAACCATATTCCTGGAATACATTCTTATTAGCTCCTAAGTCTTTTAAGAACATTATTTGACTTTTTGGAACAAGATACTTTTGTTTCTTTCTACTTATCATGTAGTTAATAAACAAGGAAATGTTATTCTCTATTACAGTCCATGCATTATACCATTCTATTATAAGCTCCAATCTTTGATGAGTTTTTTTAATATCATCAAATCTTCCACACCATGCTGCTACAATTTTACTTTGCTCAATGTATGTTTCAGTTTCTGTACCTGTTACTTTTGTAACTTCTACAGAGTTTTTCATTACATAAATAGAACATAATGAATCAGATGTTGTAGTTTTACCTTCAGCTACAGGGTCAATTGAAGCATAGTAACTTCCAAAGTCTGGTTTTTCTTTATTAGGTCTTTCCCATACTACAAGACATCCCGTTTTATCTTCAGTCTTCTTATTTACAGGAAATTGCATTATAGGTTGTTTATTACTTTTTGCAACAGTTGGCTTTCCATTAGCATCTGTAGATATATCTAAAAATTCATATGCATATTCCTTTTCTTCTATTCTTCTAGCTTGTGCAGAAAGAAGATGAGTAGGAAATACAGAAACAGATCTATTATCAAATGCCTCTTTTATATTTCTTGGATGCTGAGATATTCTTAACTGATAATCTTCTGGTGCTAAATCTCTTTTCCAATCATCAAATTGTTTTTGTAAAGCTATAGTAGCTTCTTCTACTTTAGAATTACCATACTCATCTATGTACGGTGGCATAGACCATTGTTCAGGAATAAATAAACCTGACATACCTTCAGTACCTTTATGATCTATTAAATTAGTTTCTACAGCATAAACATCTTTAGAAGTTGGATTAAGAATCATATCCTTAAGTGGATTACATTGTGACAAGTCACCTACAGATCCTGCTGCTATAAACAACCCTGTAGTAGTAAGTCCTGATCTCATTGCTGGTCTCATATACTCATAGGTCTTATCCATCTTAGGTGCAATACCCGCCTCCTCATGAAAGAAGTATTTAACTGGACCCCCTACACCATTTGTAGGATCTTTCTCAAAGGACATACCTTGTATAGTTCCTTTTAGACCTACTTCAGTTTTTCTATTACCTTTTCTGACCTCAATCTTTTGCTGCCACATCATTACCTTACTAGGGTTCATTGGTCTATACCATGCAGTATGTTCATTTAAGAATGCTGCATACTCATCTAAGAACTTCCATGATCCCTTCTCATTAATGTAATCTTTGAGGCTAGCTCCTATCTTAAGAGTTACTCCTGGCTCAAACCATTGCTGATTAATAAGCTTTGCCATATGATAATAAGAAGATGCAATCTGACGTTTCTTTAATATAGCAACATGTTTATAGTTTAACTCTGCTAGCACTTCATATAATGCCATATGATACTGAGCATCTCTAATATCAGCAAATCCAAACTTTTGAATCTCTTTGTTAAAGATCGGTAAAAAGTTTAACCACATGTAGTAGTCTCTTGCTATATACCAAACTTTATCTCCTGATTTGTATATTACACCTTTTCTACATTTTTTCTTTTCTCCTTCCCAGTAGTTAATAAAGTCTCTTGATTTAAAAGGAGCAGCACAATAAAA